CCCAGTAGTATATTCTAACTACATGGTAAATCCTACTACTGGATTACCAAATCAAGAAATGATTGACGATTTGTTAGATGCAGACTTTGACCTACATACATGGATGAGAAAGCCAAAGGATAGCGGCAGACCAGTTGTAGAGGTTTTAGGTTTGAGAAACTTCCCCGACTTTGTTCAGGCTGCTCGACCAAGTAAATCTATTTTTGATTATAGATGAGATGCGTGGATATACTCAACAACGACAAATCCACCACTTACACCAACTGCTGCGGGTGCATTTATTACAATATTACCCGCATTGACAGTATAGTGTTGGGTTTCAATTAATATGGATTCAAGACGATAAGATGAATCGTATGCTCTTATTGTAACCAAAGAGGTAGTGCCGTCTGCTTCACTAATCAAAGGCTTCGCTATGATTTCGTTAGCAGTTCCAAAAGTCAAAGTTAGAGCAGCCGAATATGCGATTGGTGCGGTCTTTGCTGTTCGATGAACAGGTGTGATTTGATACGACCCACCCCCCCCTGCTTGTAATCCAATACCTGCATCGGATTGCCAAAAGAGATGCGATTGGTTTCCCCCTTGAGCATTAGTAATGAATCCCGATGGCTTACGTGCATATAACAACCCCATGTTTGCTATTGGTAAATTACCCGCATTGAAACCTGCAATGAAATCATTTCTTCTATCAGCATTTGCGCCTCCCGATGTTATTGCATTAGAAAGTGCTAACGGACCAGGTCGAACAAAAGAACGCTTATCTTCAATTGCTAAGATGACAGGTCCTGATGAACCCCTACCCACTCTTACTGATGCAAGAACTGTATTCTGTAAAACAAGATGTGCTGAAGGTGAAGAAGGGTATAATCCAGTAGCAGTATCTACATAAGAGCCATATACAAATCCTAGATTGTTTGGAAGTCTAGGATCGACATATACTAGCAATATTGCTTCTTGACTAGGTGAGCCACCGTTTGGTATGGGGCTTGCATGATAACCGGAGTGATAATTTGCGCTTGCAGTAATATCCATCACGACAGCAGAACCAACAGTATAGAATATCCCATCTAAATGAACTGTTCCTGTATCTACATACAACTGTGATGTTGCACCGATAGTCCCATTTGGTCTAACACAACAATTTCCAGACACTGGGTTATTTCTATCGGTAGCATCATATTGATTCAAAGTTGTAGCCAATACACCATTACCCATGCTATTTTCTATTACATTTGTTAAACTAGGACTTGTCAATACATCCGTGTCTCTTAAGCCATCATTTTGATATGAAGATGCACCAGTAGCAGTTTTTTCATGGCCTTCACCTAAATTTGTATTTGCCATCACCTTACCTCCATTAATACATCAATTCTTACTTCATTAGTGGTGTTCTTTGTAATAGGCATGAAAGTTGCTCTAAAAGCCGGAGTATCAAGTGGGTTATCTCCATGCAAGACAACCTCCGATATTGTTTGGTCTGTTGTTAATTGAGAGTCAAATATCGCCGTCATAGAGAGAGTTCTTTCATCTATCTTTTGAATTTCAACATTATTACTGAACAAAGGATTACCACTTCCCCCATCTCTACTAGATGCTTGAGTATTACCAGAACCTATTGTCATTTTCTTAATCAGCGTTTGCAGATGGTCGGTCAAGGCTGCTTTTATTGGGTCTAAAACTGGCATAATTAATCACCGCATACATTCCCATGCTTTTTCAAATGGTTTTTCATCTTCATGAATCCAAGGTCCATAATGACCGGACTCTAAAGACCTCTTTAACATTTCATCAAGTGTATATTCACGCATTGTATCATAGTTTGGGCGAGCCATCATCTCATATAACGCACGTGGAATATCATCTGAGCCTTTGAAAGAGTTGGACTGATCGTGAACCATCTCAATGGTAGGTATGTAATCTCCCCATTCCGGTGGTCGCATGTCATCTGGAAAAGGCATAGGCATATCATATACTATGTAAGCATGGTCGTAAGGTTCACCTGTATGAGAATGTGTGATGTCGCTATGAATTAAACGTGGGTTTTGCCAGTCTTTATTGCCTCTCAAGAGAGCATCATAAGCACATTGATAGCAATTACCTTTAGCCATTATTTCACCACATATCTCTTGCTCTTACTCATTCCGATTGGGTATGACCTTTTATTATCGCCCCTAACACCTATCTTACCAAGGCCGTTTTTATGTCTTGCACCTATGATGAAGCCAGTGTTATTAACACTCCTTACAGTAACCCTATGAACAGATATGAGTTTTAAACTATCCGATATAGATATATTATTTTTATCGTTTGCATCATTCGCTGACCTATTGATACCGCTTTCTTTTACAGTTGCTGTTTTAACATCTGTTAAAAGACCCTCAATACCTTTTTCATATTGACCTATAATCAAATTTGTTTTCAATAACTCGTAATTATGAACTGCTTCAAATACTGCAAATTTACCTATCACTCCATGCGTTGGTAGATTCACATCTACAATATCTCCCGCATTAATTGAAGTAGAATTTATCAATCCCTCCATGTAAATCATAGGCGCACCATTTTCACTTCTTGCTAACAATTTCTTAGCGAGCCTTCTTGCTTCACTTACAGATGCCAAACCAGGTATCTCTTGTCGAAGTGTCTTTACAAGTCCTTTACCATCTTCACCTGCAATCTCACGCATTTTCTCAGTATCTTGAATTTTCACATATACTATTTCATTACCCGCAATCACATCACCTACGATAATTACCTCATTAGGAGAATCAAACAACTTATTCACTTTGATGCTCTCTACTCCATTTTGTATTCCTATCCTAAATCCTTGATCGGAGAAAATTTTATCGGAATAAGTGATTTGACCATTTCTTTCATTTACAATTTGTCTACCATCTAACTGAGAGATATTTCTTATTGTCTCCATCGTGTTAAGACCTCTTGATTCACGTGAAACATAACTATCACTATGGCTATTCACCTGTTTTAGTAGAGGATGTGCATTCAAAGACTTCTTGACATCATTACTCTTAGAATCAAAATCACTTGCTGAAACCACACTTATTCCTATGTTGTCTCCGCTTGCATCATTTAGGATAAGAGATGCAGCATCAGTTGTCCTCATACCAATAAAACCAACACTTGATGCGGCAATAACATCTCCTATCTCTACACCACTAGCCGATAATGAGTCTTTTGATATGTCATTAAATTGCATAGACAAATCGCCTCTAAAATCTTTAATTTCTTTAACATTCCATTTTGTATTGTTTTTATCTATAATATAGTCTGGTGCTTTTGTTCTTGATAACTTTTCATAGTCATAATAAATAATATTGCTACCATCTGTATTTTGAATTTTACCAGCACTTTTACCGTCGCCTAGTGTAAAAGAGGATTGTGATATTGGAACAAAATCTAATGGGTCATAAGGCAAAAATCCTCTATAATTAAGTGTCGTTTTACTTACTTTGTTACTCGTTGTATCAAAATCATACCATGATTGATTTGTTAATTTAGATAACATGATAGCGTTATCTATGAAAGAAGGAGGGACTACCCCGTATATTTCGGGAGATAATGCTTGATTGATGTCGCCCAGTGCAATAGTAATTATATTATCTCTTGCTATATGAAATTCTATACCTACATAAGAAGAAACAGCAAAGAGAGATCCGTCTATTAAATCAAAGAGACTATTGTTAGTTACTAATATTTCATTGAGTCCTTGTCCCACTTTAGTATAGCCGATATATCCGAAATGATTCATTGAAATCAATTTTCCTGTTGTTGGCAAAGAAGTAGCATCATCTAACTGATGCACATTGCTACCCTTACTAATGACTATGGTAGCAGTAGGATATTCATTCATGATTGTATCATTATACACTTTGTTGTAATTAAGCGACTGTTTAGAATAGTCACCTTTCACGACCTCAAAACTATCATACTTGCTAGAACTTTGATACAGTTTTTCGTTACCCCCAGTGTAATCTGTTTGTGAGTATCTAGGAGATACTTTGGGATTGAAAACGCCACTATCGTCAATTCTGTTAGCATCCGATTTGAAATGTTGCATCAAGTTAGCGGAAGGTATCAAATGATACACTACATCGTATTCATTAGCATCTGGATAATCTATCTTGAACATTGGATTTGTTTCAGTAGCACCAGTAGTTGTGATTGGTTCTATCGCATTTGCACCTTTTTCAGCGTCTAATTCAAAAATACCGTATCTTTTATCTCTTGTATATGGTTGTTCTGCAATTTGATTTTGAGCAACATTTATGTTACTTCTTGCCCCTAAACACCATCCGTCTTGTTGTGATTGTGTAGCAAAACCAGTAAGTTTCAATGGCCTTACTGGTCTTACTATGTAATCTACATATTTTCTACGTGGATGTTGAGCATGGGGGTATTGTGAATCTAACTCAACAGTCATTTGGTTATCATCTTCATTTCTTGTAAGATAAGATTTTCTTAAAATATACACTCCACCCCAAGCGGGTAATTCGGATGCTTGCCTAATAGCCCATGTATCTCTACTTCGCTTTAGGTCACTACCAATAGTGTCAGTTCCTAAACTAGCAAAAGGAGTAGGTGAGAATCCCAAATCAAATGTCGGTTTGCCATCACCCTGTATGAAAGCGTTAGTGAAAACCGATCCTGTTCCAATGCCATCTATCGTTCTGTTAATGTGAGAAAATTTAGCATGGCTCATGAATGAGGGCAATACTGGGAATTGATAACCAAGAATTAAATCACTGTGCAATGACGCTGCTCTTGTCCCTACAACCGTATAATTTACCTCTTTATTTGTAGATTTTTCAGTTTCAGTTTGCATTACTAATCCCATTCGTGGTTGTGCGTTGGATTGAATTTGCCTTGTATCGGATATTTCATGTATATGATTTACTCTTGCTTCGTATATGATGCCTAAGAATTCGTTTGCTCTACCTCGGCTACAAGCAGGGTATCTAGCAATACTATTATGATGCCTGAGTGAGTGATGGTTTGTATGTAAAGCATTACCCGTAAGTCTGTAATAATCTGTATTACCTCCTAATCTTGTTTGGAAAAACGGAACAGATTGAGTAAGTAATGCACTTGCGGATTGCGATTGTTCAGCGTATGCAACTGAGCCTGTATATTGAGCCAAATCAATGAATGGGTCTACACCTTTATTTACAGGGCGTAATGAGTTTTGGCTTAGTCTACCTGCATGATTCGATACGAGTGAAGAAATTGCTAAATTGTATTTTCTTGCTAAGTATGCCTCTACCTGCTCTAATTCAGCATTTGATAAAACTCTATCATATTGTATTATCTCAGCAATATGTCCGATATAAGGGAATGAACTCGTATTTAACACTCCAACTTGTGAAAATCCGCCTGTTGATTTGTAGAAGTTAGCAGTTTGAGTATCTTCTACTTCCCCATCATGTCTAATAACTTGAGTTGCAGCACTTCCAACGCCATCCCCCCCTCCACAAGTCATGGTAATCATGTCCTCTTGTGTTCCAAAATTTACTATACTTCCAACCGGAGTCCTAGCAGCAGACCAACTTGTGTCCTCGCCAACCCAAAATTCCCATCTATTTTCCGAGCCTGATGTATCTGCGTATAAGTTATATCCAGACCTAGCCACTGGAGTAGAACTTCTGCTCTCATACCCTAGTTGGTGTGCATCGTTATCAACGCTTGATTGACCTACAAAGAATATAGTGAAGTCTTTTGTGTTTAACGCAGCATCAAACGGCCTGTGTAATTTATCACTAGAAACAAACTGCACTGTTGGATGTCCGTTAAACTTTGATGACGTTATATTCAACAATGGTCTATCATTATTGACAGATTGAGTGAAATCTCTACCATTGCCGGATGAGTCAGGCCATGTAGTAATTACGCCTCCATTTCCTATGCCTGTAATAGTATCTCCTTTCAACCATAATACAGGACCTGCTACTGGCAATGTTTCTGGTCTAGTATCATATATTTCTTGGTCAAAATTACCTGATGCCATGTGTTCATTTGATAACATTCCAAACTTTTGTAGACCTATTCTGTTACCTATGCCAATAGAATCATCATTTGGATTTAACGGCAAATTATTATTTTTAGCGTTTCTTTCAAATTGAGTAGCATCCACTGTAAAATCATTAGCAATATATCCTACTGGAATAGATAGTTCAGTTCCTCGGTCACTTGTGCTTACAAACTCATCCCATTCATCACCCTCAAATCCAGTGTTCTTAAATGCCATACTATCGTGAATTCCTCCATCGAATCTACCGGATTTTTGAATTATTCTATTGCTACTATCTCCACTTAACTCATTTGGATCTCCCGCTAACATATTTATTGCACTTGTGCAACCTCTCATTCCCCACGCTCGAACAGGCAATCTTCGGCTAACATCTAAGGCTGCTAACGGGTCTACAATGTAATACATTTTGTTCAAGTCATGAGAGTCATTGTCAAGGTCTATACCACTAACTAACCCTGTTTGTGCATTTGGATTGATAGAATCACCGATACCCTCCCCTCTTGAAAAACGATTTCTATTTAGAGCGTCATATAACTTGATAGTTCCATGTTGTTCTCTAATTGTAGTATGCCCCATCAATACTGCGTTAGCCCCTCTCAAGCCTTGCACATTTGCATGGCCTCCCGCATTTAATCCATTATAGCCATAATTTTGTAACCACTGAGCAATGTATAATCTCTCAAAAGATTTACTTACTGCCGGTGAATCATCTAATCCATTCCCATTGTATGAATAGTTTCTAAGTAATAAGCCATTTACAGCAGGGTATTTGATTGCACGTGGCATTCCGCTTTCTCTATATCTAAATGTCAAAAATTGTTCTCGCATTGTTCCAAAGTAAGCGGGGTGACTGTATTCTGCCAACCAATGACACAAAAAGGCATCGGGCGCACCATTTGAACCAGTTTCAGTATATTTTATCAAACCAAAATCAACATGCGTGGTATTTTTTGTATATGAAGTAGAGGGGATTGTGGCTGAGGTAGAAATTGGAACTGCCGCCATATTCATTAATTCAACATCATGGGTTAAAAGTGGCGGAACTGTGGCTAACTCAGTAGCAACTCTTGGTCGTATAACTCCTTCGTGATGACCTCTCAAAAAGTATGAACCATCTTCCGATATGCTTGTGATACTAACTGGTTCAGGCCTTCCTCCCATTTTGAGATATTGATTTAGCATAAAGCCATTAATCATAAATTCACTACCTGTATTGAATCTCCTACCAGATAATGTGCCACCTTGCAGATTCAACTTTGTAGCATTAGGTGTATTTATTGAGCCATCTATGCCTCCAACTGCAAAGGCTACGGCTTCCGAAGTCCCCTCAACATTAGTGTGCTTTTGGCCTGGTGCGAATAAATAATCAACAAAATCATTATGATTTCTTGCAGTATAAGAAGCATCGGCATCTATCATCCTTTTGCCTACAATTTCAGTCAATGGCAAACCATCGGATGCAAAAGAACCTGTATCAAATGTGCTACCACTTTGTTTCATATCTAATGTGTCTAATTCAAATAAAGCATTTGTATTTGTAGCCCTGCCACTTCCAAAGCCATGATGTTTATATTCAGTTTCGGCTTCAAACATCAGCGAATACGAACTGCCATGCGACCTATGTAACTGTCTACGCATAAAGTTAGGAGTTCCACGATGAGTTGTAGGCGATACAAAAGAATGCCCTTGTCTGCCAAATCTAATTCTATGATGAGGTATTTCATTACCAGTAGGAACTCCATAATTTGCTTGAGTCAATACACTACCTCTTTCGGCATGATCTGAAATTCTATGTGATGAGAATACTCTTGTAGTTCCGCTTGGACTTGAAGAAAGTGTTGTCCGATACTCTCTAACATCATTATGCACTGTCTTGTGATTGGGATGTAAAATTCTATTCAAATGGAAAATAAGCATTCTGTCGTGGGTATCATATTGTGATGCTTCTGTTGCTAATGTGCTTTGAGATTCCAAAGTTCCTATGGGGCTTGAGTTTGGTGCAGATAACCCACCTGTCCCCCATGTTTTGTTAGAATATGCTTGAACCCTATCATGCCCACTTCTTACAAACACACCACCAGGAATATCATCGGATGAAGGCAACTGTAATCTCAAATTTGGCTCAAATGGTGCATTAGGTATCGATGGTTTTCTTACGGTATCTCCTGTTTCTAAATTTTTTCTTTCTTTTGTAAATTTGTAATCTCGTATTATTGTGCCAAATGGTGAACCGCCTCTAAATAGATACTGATTTCCTAAATCATCAATTACTGGTATGTCGTCAAAAACCTGTTCCTCGTTTGATATAACTAAACCTTTTACCCTGTTTGTGTTAGAAACCCCTCTATTAATTCTAAATGGTCTTGCATACGGCCTACCCGAACTATCTTTCAATCCATGCGCTATACCTGCTGCGGTCATTGAAACATTTGTAATATTAGGGCCTAATTCATTCTCTGGTTGTGGAATATATGTGCTGACATCAGCCGTTGCAGTTTGCTCTAATTGATAGCCATTTTCTAAACTTACTTTACCATCAACGGTATCTGTTACATCATTAAATATCTCAGTTGCATATTCTAAAGGTTGAATATACAATTTATTATCCGATGTAATAGCATTATTTTGTAATGGCGTAATACTCGTAATACCTTCAATAGTTGGAGTTTCTACATAATTGTCAGGCGGCGGCATATCCTGTAATGAACAAGAGTTTAACCCTTCAATAGAAAAACGATTAAATCCAGAATGTTGAGATGAATTTATTATTTTTCCAGTAATGCCACTACGACTGATTCCTCTAGTGCTTGGTAAAGACATATTCCCTCCATCCATAGGTTTAGCAACAAGGTTATACAATCCAGTATTACCCATGCCTTGAACTATCGGCCCTAAATTTGCACCGCAATAATAATCCTCTGGATCTTCTGGAGATTTTCTTTGCCAAGTTAAAACAATAGTATGTTTGGGAGGCTCGCCAACTAATTCAAATGTGTTGTTAATTACTGTTCCAACAGCCGGATTATTGTTTGTAGTGAAAGGCAAATAACCATTTGGGGCTTCACATTCTATTGAAGTTACACCTGTGGATTCATTATACTCTACCCATTTTAGATTTACAAAGGCGGTAGCGTTTCTATCATGATAGTTACCATCAACAATTGCCGGTGCAGCACCGGCATTAAAAGCCCGTAAATGAAAATTGTTTTTTAACTCAGTAGGAATTCCAGTTCTATTTCTAGTTTCTATCTCTAGCAATATTTTAGTTGCAGATAAATTGTTGTGAGTTAGGATTGTAGCCCTCTCAATTTTGTATTTTTGTGGCAAAGATTGACGGACATATTTGGCTCGAAGGTATTTTGTTAAATCTTTTTCACCTTGCATTTTTATTTTCCGTGAGTTTATTTTTGCTGCTATGAATCTCGTAGCCTCTTCAGTTCCTAAATTGTAAGTATGTGCGCTACTACCATGACTCGCTGCTTGGGCTTTCAAATCAACTGCTATGACGTTTTTTGCCTCCGCAATAGTAGCAGATGATGATGCTAATGGAGTTTTTACTAGAACTGTTAATCCTTGTCTCCAATCAGTAGTGTTAATTCCCATTTGCCAATCGTTTATCCCTGTATCACTATACTCAGTGTCTGGATATGTTATGTGCATAGCAAATATACCAGATTGAGCATAGCCGTTCACATTTGACCCCATAACTCTATATTTTGCAGGTTGTATTCTGCGAGAGTATGTGTGATTATTGAAAACATGAGCCATTTACATCACCACACTTGATATGAAGCAAACCATTCTTGTGCTTCAGTAAAAGAAGGTTTCCTATGAAACACTCCAACTTCACTTAGAAATCCTGAGAAACTAATAGGTCCGGCGTTGTTTAAACCATTCCCGCCTCCGGTCACTCTACCATAGGTGGGAGTAAGACTACTAGATATTAGATAATCAGTAAAGTAGTTGTGAAAATTTAAATTTGGAACGCCACCTTGACTAGATGTTCCGTGTAATCGGACATAAGGCGCACCTAATAATGCACCACCTATGGTATGTTGCCCAACATTTCTATTGTTAAATGAACCCCCAACGGTGTAGGGAACTGCAACTGCCGCTACTGGATGATCTGCTGTTCCTCCCAAGTAACCAGTTTGTCTAGTTTCAAATGTAGTTTGAGCATTTGGAGAGGGATTTACTGTGCCATAATGGGTATCAGCAGTAACAGTTATGTGGTCTGTAAAATCAAATATACCTGCGGTTACAACACCATCAGCCGGATTAGTTATGCCTACCGTGTTGCCTATGTAACAGAATGTTTGATTAGCAGTATTATCCCTGCCTATCATTACAAAAGTCCAACCTGTCGTATCAATACTTATACTATTAAGACCTATTCCTGGGATTCCTAAAGGCGTAAGAAGGCTTGCATCTAGCAATCCCGAACTTGTATAATGTGATAACGCAATCTGTATTTGTTGTAAATTTCCAGCAGGGGTGCTGCCGCCTATGTGCAAACCGTATGGCTTACCTACATTTGTGCCATCATCATATATTGAATGAAATACTGGTCCGGATATTTGGCCTACTGCACCTGGCTTCATAATTGCAGATATAGCCCATGAACCAGATGTCGGATCTAATGTAGTCAATTCACCGTGTTCGCTAGTAGCAACATTACTAGCGATTCGTGAAACATGAACTGCACATGGAAAATCCCAATCTAAAACCACACTTGTTCCTTCAATTCCATTAGTAATTCCTGGACCTGATGCCATACTAGCGTTTCTAACCATTCGTAAAGGAACTCCATATATATCTTCAACCCATTCGCTAGGATTGCTGTTACTGCCTCCTTGTGAGGCTGAACTAATGGTTATGTCCTCAGTAGAAGCACCTAAACCATTAGTTAATCTTGCATAAAAATTACACCAACCTTTTGGGTTGCCATTTGTATCTATGTAGGTTTTGTGGTGAATACCTCTTAGGGTATTGTCATTGATTGTATCTTCATTTGTAATCTCAGTAAAATCCAATACTGCTGAGGGGCGTTGCATTTCTCCAACATTCATGAAACCTGCAAAGGGTTCTGTCAAAGAACCGGCATACAAGTGTTTGTAGAAACTTGTGTAATCATTTTTAGAGCCATCTGCTATATCAAAAACTAATCCAGTATGACCCCCACCAAAAAACAATATTGCCTCTCTATCAATAGGAGGATATATAATTTCTATATCTATACCAACTACCTCATTAGTTCCTTGGAAAAATTGTTCTTTTAAATCATCATTGCCATCCAATGGTAATAAATTCATATATGCTTCCCCATCAGGGAATGCCCCCAAAATGAAAGGAAGGCCAAAATCAGTAAAAGTCGCAAGAATGCCGCCTACTCTTGCATATCCTTGGCTACCATCCCACCCGCTTCTTTGTAAGTATTCAAGGAATTTACTATCAATCGTCACTCTATCCAAATTATTACCTATTACACCGTATGCAGTCCCATGAACAGTGCTTGCTTTTGTTGTGACTACATAACGCTGACCAATTCCATTATATTTTCTCAATGTTTCTGTTGAATCTAAATGGTGAGTAAGAGAGCCATGTGGAGAACCAGTAAAAGTTGTAATAGGAACAAATGTTTCGCCATCCGAACCTATTGGCAAAGGGGCAGGGAATGAGTTGGTTTGATAGGATCTGCTATTTGTAGCCAACAGACCTCCATAACCAAATGCTTGTATTGGGTTATATGGGTAATAACTATTATTTTCTAACCAAACCGCAAAGTTTCTACCTGCTGCACCTGGAACTGTGCTATGAATCACTATTGTAAATCCTTTTTCACCACTTTTGGATTCAACTGCTTTACCTCTAAATGCACGTGCATATCCTAAGTGAGAACCTTCATCATCAAAAGTTGAAAAATCATCTTTTAGAAAAGTGCGAAAAGCAGAACGACCATTGCTAAATTTCGCTTCAGGAACACCCGCCATATTTATTCTTCTAATTAATTCATCAACACACTCATCAAATGATACAGCCCCAACTGCAATATCTCTAAATGAATATCTAAAAGGCACGACATAATTTAAATTAGCCATTTCTCCTGATGGCTCATGTCTTTCACTATGACCTTTCAAGCCCAAATAATCGGTATAACATATTATTGGTTCTTTTAATATGCGATTATTATCTGTGCCATATTCTTGAAAAATATCCCATTGTAAAATATCGATATCGTGGTCTAGCATGTAAATAAAATTAAAATCACCTCTTAAATTATCGGAACTATTTCTTGTAACAAATTTATTTGTGTCTAACCCCAATGCAAAACTTAATTGTGTGACCAAAGCATCTCTTCTAGTCGTTAATAGCCCCCCGACTCCAAAAGCATCCATTTGACATTTTAGTGTTCCAGTATGTGCTGAAGGACCTATGTTAGTATTCTCATTTACTATCACGCCCCCCAACTGAACAGTAGCACCTGTGAACATATAGGAAGTGGCGGTTTCAAATCCCCCTCCTAAGTTACCTCCGATGTCTAAAAGAATATCCTCTCTAGGCATTCTAATGAATGCTTGGTCTACATAAAGTCTATTCAATGTGTTATCTGCATTAACCACTCTAAAGTGTAGATATGAACAATATGTCAAATCAGGTCTAGCCGTTGGTGCTATAATCCCTTCGCCAACTATTACATGACTTTTTTGTGTATTGGTGAAATTAATGTTGGCTTCATTTACAAAAGCCTCAGCATCATCAACTTGTATGTATGCCGATGGTGTGTGGAAGGCCGAAATTGGAATAGTTAAATCGTGTCCGGTTATTACAGCCTGTATGTTACCCTTGCCGACCCTTAATCCATAAGAGTTATCTGGTCTTAAATCATTATTTTTTAAATCCTTTTTGAGTTCTATGGCTGGTAAGCATTTGAAACCCCAATCAACAGCGTTTCTTGCCTCATAATGTTGCATTTGTGGCCTATTTTTAGCCGTCATAGTGCAATCCAGTGTCATACTGAATTCTTTGCCTTCAGCGTGTCTGCCATCCTCAACGCCATCTATGATTTTATACAATTCCTCAACATCAAAAAACATTGATGGGAAAAGTGGCAATTCTACTAAAGCCCTAGTAGAAGCGTAATATGTCGAGGTTTGTTTATCATTTCTAATAGATGGATTATCTGAACTGACTATTTTATCCTTCCACCCTTGAAGATATGAGTGTTCTTCAAATTGACTTATTGTATCTATTCCACCTTGACCTAGACCCCCTAGAGTTAAAGAAACGGTAGGAGTTCCTAAATCTCCTATCTCTTTTATTGGTATAGCCTCTCCAAGATTCAAGTTACGTTGCACTTCGGAATCTACTAAATCCATTAATTTAGAGCGACCTCTAATCATTAACTCGCCTTCACCGTTTGCCATGTCAATTTCTATCTCTTCTGCTCGACCATCTAGTAACACCATCTCAATAGAACAAATGTTAGAATTTACATCCGTATCTCTAGTTCTAAGATCGTCAAGAGCAGCAGACCTCTTTTTGTTCTTTGGCATTATTAATAATTCATGTTCATTTTGTGTAACATTGTTATCTATAATTTCAAAGACTTGATGAGTTGCTCTTGAATAAGTGTTAGGTAGTCTTTTTTGCTCAACTGTTCTTATGTTAGTAGTAAGTTTATGATTGGTTAAATCCTCTCCTGTATTCGTTTCTACTGTAAATAAGTGATTTGAAGAATTGTTTGATTGGTCTACTAAAACTGTGTTATCAACTCTTTTTGGCCTACCATATCCTTTGATACTATCCTTGACTGACACTACACAATCGCTTACATCTATGTATGGTGTGGGATATTCGCCTCCGTTGTTATTCTTCATAACATTAGATACGATTGGCCTTTTGAAGTCCTTTGTGGGAACATTTACTATGCCTCCTGGTGATGTAATTTTTATATCAAATAAAGATTCATCAAGTGGGGGGCCAGTAATTAACGGTGCTAATTGTGTTAATGCCTCGGCAATGGTGACGATAGAACCTTGAAAATCTATAATTTGACTAAAACAAGGAACGGTTTTTTTTACTACTAAATAACCATTATGACCACTAATATGTCGTCTAAGCATATCTGTATTTTGTTGAAAAGTGCCTTCTTCAATATCAGTTCCGGCAACAACTTGTCCTGTTAAATCAATTGCATCATAGTGTATTTGCATCTCTTTAATTCCTAACTGTAACCATAACGCATTAGAAAATTGTAACTTTGCTATATAAGCATCTTTTACAGGGGTTAAATGATTGATATATACATCGTTTGTTGGATTATCATTATGCAATTCTGCGGTATGATTTATATCTAAATTCTTAATACAAAATGGCCTTATATCATCTACACCAATAGCCACTAACTGGTCGAAAACAGATGATGACAATATATTATTTGCAGATATTGGTGCTTTGACACTGGCTGCACCCGAATTGAAAATAAAACGATGTTTCCATGTGCGAGGATCGGATGGGTCTGCTTTACTGGTAGACACAAATGAGTAATTTTGTAGACTGTTTATTTCTCCTTGATACACCGTTTCAGTGATTAGCATTGGGTCATTTTGTTGTATATTCGCTTTTAGCGATAACTCGTCTGTCTTTATCGTGAACTCATCTACAACACCTTGGACTGTTTGTTTTACCGTTTGAGAATCTATTTGTAATCTTGCAGTTATGAAATCACTGTCTACTAAATTGTATGCAGTTAAACCAGACATACCTGCAAAGTTATTTGAAGAACTTGTTTGAAGCACACCGCCTATACCTGAAAGCCCTCCCCCCCCTCTTTGTTGTTGTTGTTGGCCTGTCGGCACAAACGCTTGCCCTGCCGCAGCATCTTGAAGAGAACCCGTAGTCAAACCAAAAGCAATTTCTATATTAGCAAGGCTATAATCAATAGGGCTTTGCCCATGATTGCCATTCCACCAAGTCATATCAAAGGTAGAACCAGTTGAAGCATATAGAGCCTCCATAACAGGGTCAGGGAATGAGAATGCAGACTTGTAAGCCCCCCTGCTAATTAATTGCTCTATATCTGGTGTTGGCATTCCAATATCTTGATACAAATATTGAGCAATTGCACCTATACAATTTCCTATATCTACCAATGAGTTAGTAGTGTGTGGATAGGCAGATGATACTAGAGCCGCCCAATCAAGCGGAGTTGGATTGTTATTCCTTCTTAGGAACAATAAGTCTAGCATTCCTCTAATAGCGTTGAAACTAGGGGCATCACTACTTAAGTCCGAATATGTTATGAAATTGCCCACCTTATACCCCTCCGTATTTATCGTAAAAGTAGCCGTTCAACATAGCAAGTGAACCATCACTATCCTGAACACTACGATTGTAATATAAAATTTCAGCAATCTCGGTATTTTGTGTCCCCAATCCTCCAGTTCCATCGGGAGTGGCAACTTTAGTCGTAGGATTTACGCTACCAACTCTACCCAAAATGCCCCACAAATCTCCGTTGAAATTTGGAGTTTGACCAGTATATGCTGATAAACCGTTTCCACATAAAGTTCCACGCCAATAAATTAGCAAATTACCATTGTTAAATGATAAAACCAATAGACCACCTTCATTTTGTAAAGTCGAACCTATATGATTGATATTAGTAGCAAGTGTTTCTTTTATCAAAGTGTAACTATTTGCAGAACTTATCGTCACTTCCCAAGCACCTGGCGGTGAACCTCCGCTAAACATAGAATTCACAAGAGTCACAAACCCTGAAGGATCCCATCCACTCTTTATCATAAATGCAAATGTATGCGCTTGATTGGAAACCAAAGGCGGTTGAAAGGCAAGGGACTCAGCATCAGTCGTCGCCATATTTGCCCACCCTCCGGTTGCGCTAGTTAGTTTTACTGATGGCTGAGAGTTAAAACTAGGACTTGCAGATTGATATTGCCATGTTCCACCCATTGAGTATAAACTAAATTTATTGCCTGAATTATCTGGCAAATGTGTAACGGTGTCTCCATCTGCAACCCCAGTGAGTGAATTTGCTGAAATCCACATATAGAGGTTAGACATAAAGGGCGGGTCTATATCAGGAACATCACTTGTTTTGGGGGCAGTTCCAAGGTTTTGATTAATTCTACTTTGTGAAGATACAAAATAAGCAAAGTTTTGATTCCCACTTTTGTCAGCAAATTTTTGACCTTGAGTGAACAACGCTCTAGTGAAAGCATCTTTTGGTCTTGTAACTTGATTTGCTACCGCTACTGATGTATTTTCATTACCATCATCTATAATTAAATCAGCATTACCTAATGTAAGCCATACTGGTGTCCCGTCAATATGGTCAAATAAGAATCCTTGACCTTTTGGATGATTTTCAATCGTAGCGGCTGTTGTAGTATCGTTAGTGAGAATAACAGACTGACAACTAACTCTATCATTGGCAAAATCTATACTTTGAAGTCTAATTCTTTCTATTGGATTTGTCATTGGATCTAGGCTTCCAACATTAGAAAGGGCTTCGGTCATTAGACTTCTAACTTTTATCAATGCACCCCCCGAAGTTCGATGCGAACCCGTCAAAGGGTTAGTTCCCGATTGATTTACTACTGCATTGATAGAAGAGTGTTTTACTTGATTTGTTGTAACATAGTCTAAACTACCCTGCCCGTCATTCAAAGTGTATGCGTTTAAATTTAAAACCGAGTTATACCAAGATTGTTTTCTAATGTCATTTATCTCTATACCAGTTGCATAAGAGGCTAACTTTTCTAAAGCAGTAAAAGAATCCGTTACACCGGACTTTTGGGGCAAATCATAGATTCTAAAGAAACCTGTATCTCCTATATTGTGAAAATCATAACATATCATCACCAACGGTATATCTAATTGAGGGTCGAAATCTACACTTGCCTCTTTACCTTGAGTCGGGACTGCCTCATTTTTGTTATTGAAGAAATGTATTTGAGGTATGTCTATATCATCATTGAAATCCCACAATCCAACAGTGGTATCTTTGTTTGAAAGAGGTTGTATTAGTGGCTCTATGATTCCCCTAGACACTCTTACCGAATCTATGATACCTCTAAATTCACCTCCTTTGCCACCAATATACAAATCCGATGACACGTTATCTAATACCTGTTCTTCAACCAAATTTAAGGTTGCTACTAAGTTCGTATTAACAAATATCTTCATTTCATCTCCAGTAAATTGAGCGCATATATACATAATGGGTTGCTCGTATTGATTTAATTCATTGACAAAAACCTCTCCGCCTTGATAAAAAGTATTTTGCGTTTGAGGCAAGTTTGTTATTGATGCAATATTATATTGAGTGCTACAAGTAAATGATTTTCCAACACAACTTATTGTGAATTCTATATTTCTATAATGGTTATTCTCTAATATTTTAATGAATGGATCGCCAACCTTCAAAGAAAAGCATCCATCTTTACTCAAGACTATACCCCCATATTCAGGAATAACAAAAGCCTCTATTGTAAAAGGCCCCATGATTCTGTTTAAGGGGTTTGTCTCAGTAGGTAAGTGTAACCTGCCTATTTTTGTAGCGTTACTAAGCCTATTTGGTATATTGCCGCTATATTGTGGCCTCAGTAAATTTACTCCACTCTCTTTGAATTGGCCTGTGGGGACTACCACGCCATCTGTAAAACCGTTGAAGCGTATCGCTTTATTGCGTTTTTTGTAAGCCATATCACAACCCCACTAATTGTTCAACTGGTGCTAATGATATTTGGTAAGTCCATACAGAATCACCGGCTTCATAACCAGGGTCAAAACTTTGAACAACACATGGTATTGCGACTCCTTGACGTAAAAACGGGTTTGGCCTTACAACATTATCATTTACAGTTTCACTTGGGTCAAAAGGCTCATTGTTAGAAATTGCCGAATGGTCTGTTCCAGGTCCGGCAGGGATTAAGAATTGTCTTAACTCTCTATTGCCCGAAGTGGATGTTATTAGTGATTCATAAGGTATTCTCACTCCAACTATCATCTTTCTTACGGATTTAGCACTATCTATGTTCAAAAACTGTGCAGAATCAAATGAGGCAATTGAGTCTGGTAAATCAATTAGACTACCTGTTAAAACCTGTGGGCTAATCAAAGCCCCACCTACACTTGGATTTGTAATTGAATTCAACAAATCTTGTAATTTATCTCCCCTTGTTAGTTGAACGCCATTTGCCCCGTTAGTCATGTTTGTTACAAAGAATCGGCTTGACCAGTTTGCTAATGTTCCACTTGTGTATTTTCTTACATTTACAATACTGTTACCATCATTGCCAGTAGCGATATTTTTTATTTTTATCATTTCATCATTAAAACCCGTTGATTGATTGTCGCCAGTTTGTGATACTTGAGATAAAACAGCAGCCTGTCCTATGGATTGTGTTACTGTGATAAGATTCGCTAAGGGAACAGGCACTCCATTTACACTGGTTATACCAGTTGCTAAAGAAGCCACAATAGAATTACTCAATGTGCTAGTATCTGTTGTTCCGGCAATATTACATAGAACCCTAGTAGTTGAAACACTAGAAACTGCGTATGTAGGTGCTACTCCGTTGTAAAGTAATAACTCCGTTGCCTCTTGTAAGTTGGCATCAATTTGTCCTTTGACTTTGAAAACAATTGCTACACCATCTAACTCCGTCAAAACCTCATTCCATGATGATACTTCAAGAGATGAGTGCCATGAGCCTGAGCCTGATGAACTTACCGCATGAGATAAATCTAAAGAAAATGACGCACCATTACTGCCGGTTGCCGTTTCATCATCAGTTAGTATTCCATCTATTGTTATGCCCACTTGAGGTTGATTAAGATCTAAAGCAGCCCTTGTCGCTAACAATGGGATAGGATGAACCAACACATTACGTTGAACTGATATTTGGATGTTGCTTGCTTCTAATTCTATTACAGAACTATCTCTTTTTATCAATTGAATCATCGGCATATCATATCACCCCTCTTGTAAAGCCTCCACCACGCTTACGGGTTCGTAATACTTTACTTACTTCATCACTAACTGCTTTGGCAATCTCTTTTGCGTTTCCTCCGCCTTTTACATTTATGTTGATATTATTGGTATTACTGCCACCCATTGCACCATCTGTTTTTATTGAAACTGGTATTGTTCTGCCATCTGGTAAAGGCACTATTGCTTCAGTTCCATGCAAAGTAACAGGGTAGCCACTAGACGGGCCAGAAGCGATTCCACCCTCACTAAATCCTAAGAATCCGGCTGCTTTACCCAATCCGCCTCCTATTTTTTCAACTACACCTCCTATATTATCAACAACAAATTCAATTACATCTAAGATAGGTTCTAAGAATGCCATGATTGCATCAACAGCCCCCTCTATGAAAGGTGATACTTTATTGAACAAGCCCATTATTGCTTTGAGAATAAGTCCTATAACCCCTAATACTATTCTTAGAATAGGTCCTGCTACTGAGAAAATAGCCTTAACTAATCTAATCAAAGGTGGTGCAACCCTCGCTACAACTTTGATAAATACTGCAAGGAATATGCCGAAAAGATTGACTACTACCCCCGCAATCATACTCACATATTGTATGACTGTTACTGCGAAATCTATTATTCCACTTGAAAACAAAAAGTCCACAAAGCCCGAAATTACATTACCAAAGAAATCAATAATCCCTCCGACTGTAACTCCTGTATCGTCTAAGGCTTTTTTGACAGTAGTGAATGCTACCGCTACAAGTCCTAAAAACATGCCAAAAGAATCTAATATTGTTTGAAAAATCCCTGCTTCATCCATTCGTGTAACAATATCTCCAATGCCAGTGAATACTGCACCTATCAATCCAAGGAATATTTGTATTATGCTACCCAACAAAGAAAATATTTGTTCTAACATAGGGATGAGCAAACCTCCTATATTAGAAAAATCAAGATTACCGATTGCAGATGTTACAGCACTAATGGCCCCCATGAAAGCATCAACTATTGATCTACCCGCTTCTAATACATCACCAAACGCACCTGCGGCAACCTCGCCCCCGCCAAACTCCTTTGTAAGTAAGAATATCGCAGCACCTACTAAAGCAAAAATTCCTAAAACAAATATCATAATCGTGTTCACTTGCTTTAGAAATCCTAAGAATTTGCCAAACGGCTTTGTAAGTTCATCTACTGATTCTGTAACTTCATCTGTTTTATCAGCAAATTTGCCAAACAAGTCAGCCGTAGTTTCAGTTGTATTTTTTACATCAATATATAATTTATAGAATGGCCCTAACGCTTTATTGAGAACTTTATACCGTAGATTTAGTAAGTTGATTGATTTGCCTTGTTCTTTATAAATTGAAGTCATTTTTGCTTGAGATGCAATAAAATTATCCAACTCAGTCACTTTCAATCACCGCTTAGTTTAGCGTTATGTCTGTCAAAGAAATCGTATAAAGCCGACTCATCGCTTGTAGTGCGTAACGGTTGTCCCTTATTATTTCCACCCATCTTCATCTGTTTTTCGGCCTCTTTTTGCATTCTTTCTAGCATCTCGGCTCGTTTTTCAGTAGCGGCTCTAACAATCATATAATCTAACATTACTCTTTGTGGAGGCATATCATCCCAAAAATGAGGGGGGCATTTGAAATGCGACCCCAAAGCAAAAGTCATTGCTTGAAATGAGAGTATTGTCATTTGAACTACATTTAGTTCTGGTCTTTCATGAGGATCTGTATCTTCATCCAAAAAGGACACTAAATCCTCATAACTTACCCCAAAGGGTTCACATCACCTGCAAATTGTCCTATAATATCTGTAAGGTCTGGTAGAACCTTTCTTATCTCAGCCCCTACCTCCGGCGTTAGATTGAGCAAATCTTTTTTCGACATTTTAGGTTCTGTATCGGATATGCAATTTACTAAAACATATCTCCAATATCCACCTAAATCTATATTGGGTGCAACCTCTCCATCATCACCCGTTTTGAATGTTACAAATTGTGACATTGCTTCTTGTTGTTGAATCCATGAAAGTGGTTTTACAAATACTATCAACTCACCTACTGGTGTTTGAAGTATATGCTTTTCAGGATTACTACTTAGAATGAAAGGATTATTCTTCATTGCCATCAGCAACAACCTCTTCCTCTACGACTTCTTCTGTTTCGACTACTTCATCTTCCTCATCAGTAGTGTTTTCAACCAATCGAGCAATCAATTGTGCTTTGTTACCATAAACTGGCAACTCTCTATTCTGCAACTCAACTCTAAGTTCAGTTACAGTAAGTGAATCCCATCGGTTTGTTACAACTTCTTCTATTGGCGCAGGGTCGCCATTTACGGACTTAGCAAGGTTAGGTAAAAGAGTGTGAACTTTTACTTCATCTGCTGACAATCCTGGACCTGCTACAACAGATGTTCCATTAATCTTCCAATCTAAACTCTTTTTTTTGCCATCAACAACTACATATCCTGTCAATCTCATGTTATCACCGTTATCATTTCTTTACTTAAAGCCTCATTCATCAATAGCCTAAATAGACACTGTTCTCTACTACTTTCAAATGGCGAACTATCAATTCTACATCAACTACGACAGCACCTTTACTATCTGGTATTTGGTGGTCTGCCTTCTTGATAGTATAATCTTCAATAGTAATAGTAGCACTTTCTCTAGTTGCATGACCACCTACTTTCTTTAGTGTCATCACAATGTCATTTTGATTGCGGTGATGTTTTCTAGTTCGCATTTGATTCCATAACTGATCGTCCTCTATTATGGCACTAAATGTAAATGAGTATTCTCTCTTTGCTTCAGTATAATCCATCGGCATTTGAACTCCGGCTTGTTGCACTTGGTCTGTATCTAAAGATACTCCTGAATAGCCTCTAATGTAATGCCGTGTTTCATTAGAATTGTTGAGTTGGAAATTGACTTGTGTTGCACGTAAAACTGTTTGACCAAAAATACTGATATTCATGTCTTGGAACAAATATGGTTTCTCTCCGGCCATAGCAATACCACTTACACTACGATTAACTGCGGTATCTGCAATATCTTCAAACATTCTCTTTGGAGAAAAGACACCGGCAGTATCAGTATAGTGCCTACCTGCTTCATAATCTACTTGTAATTTAACTTCACCTTCAGTATTTGCACTAAATCCAACAGATTGAACTTTACAACCATTGTAAAGTCTTAGCAATTGTTCAGCCCCTGGTGAAGCATCATCTCTTCTAAATGATTGTTCAATCATGAAAGTTGGCAAAGATGTATCGCCAAACATTGTATGAACTACACCAAATTTCAATTCCTTAGTTGTATTGTGAATAGATGGAGAATATACTTCATTGTAAGCAATTCTTTCAACACCAGTGGTTGATGTTTGACTTGCAGTTCCATGCTTATGAGCAAAGAAAAATGGTTCTTCTACATACAGATATTGTCCTTCTATCCCTATTACTCTCCTTAATTCACATTTTGGAATTTGTCTATTTGTAGTTGCAGCGTCTTGACCAGGGATTGTATGCAACTCACCATCTATGATGTTAATGTAATCTCCAACTGCAAATCCGGCAATTATAGCAGAATCTAATTTGACTCGAATATCGCCTCTTTTTATTGACTCGGCAATTGGTGGTAAAACATATACCGCCTTATCTGCAACTGCCGCTAAACCGCTTGCGCTACCTCCGCCAACACCAAGGCTAATAATGTCCGATGTCCCAGTAAGTGTGGTAGTTGCCGCCGAATCAAAATTACCATAACAAGGATTACCAGTAAGGGTATTCAAGGTTTTGAATACACCACCAAACTCAGGCACTACATGGTGTGTTAAAGATATATTTTGTTTGAAAACACAAGTAACTGAAGAACCAGTCGCAGTTCCTCCGCCTACCATAGCAACCCCATGTTCAGTAATATTTGCACTAGCCAAATCGAATACGTTACCAGTATATGCGATAACAGATACATTTGTTAAATCTATTTCACCTGTGCCATACCGATGTATTGCATATTCAGCATTTCCACCTTGCTTCAAGTTTAATTGGTCTTTAGCAGAATTGTTATTATTAGGGAGTTTAAACTGAATAAACTCTCCTTGCGATATTGCAGTATGTCCTCCTAAACCGTATCTCATCCATCTAAAATTATGAGCATTCGCAGTAAAAGAACCACCAGTTAATGTTTCTTTACCACTTGTTAGAACATTTACATCACGACCCATTCCTATTACATGCTGCATTCTTACATCTATGTCTGGTTCAGGTAATGAGAAATTATCTAAAAGACCAAAGAATTGGTCTGTTTTGACTCCATGTGAAGTATCAGTCATGGCAGTATCTGGAGTAGGACATCTAACTGCGTCTATTTGGAATGATGTATTAGTATCAGCAGTTTGAATTGTTGCCATTTTTGGTTGAACTGTAATTGTTTTGTTAGTGGTATCATTAGCCACAATGTAATAAGTCCGGCGTGTTGATGCGTAATCATCATTAGCGAAATTTCCACTACTACTGATTCTCAATATACAACCAACCAATGAATTATCGGGTATTAACAATGTAGAACCGACCCAATAAGATGCAGTTCCAAGAGTGATAATGCTTGTATCATTAACCGAAGTAACCTGAAAACCAGTAGCATCACCAGTTCCATCAACTTTGAATCCTGTTTCTTTACCCCATGATATTTCTGCAACGTCACCCTTGAATATTGTATTTACCATTTTTCTTCACCTTAAATCGCTTCTAAAATTTCGCTGAATATCACTACTTCGGCTTGCATTGTATAACGGAATAACCCCTTGCTACGGTCAGACAAATCCGTTCTAGTCTTGAATATAACCCTATCAAACTCATTATTATGGCCTTTTCTAAACTTATGCAGTATGCGCCGAACCTCATCTCTTAATGCACTCAAACGCTCTCTACCTTTGACAGTTCGTATATCGATTGTTATATTCACATTTATATTCACAAAGTCAAATAGAAGTTCCGGTTGAGCCTCGTTATGGGATGTTTCAAACAAGCGTATAACATCTTGGTCTTGCAGACGGGTTCTTTTACCCTCTCCACGATCCATTACTGTAATATCTTCTATTGATGGCTTTGGCGATAGATTCCATTGAGAGTTCAACAAATCTCTAATTGATAACAAAGCATCTTTCGCCATACTACCCCCTCATCTTTTGATATAACTTTTCTAATTCTGTATTTAGTTTTATCCTATTTGGGCTAGATTTCATTAATGATTCTACAACTTTGTCTATTTCTTCATCGGTCATCTCTATGCCATCTAATTCTGCTAGAATTTCTTCACGCAATTTTAATTGTTCTGCTAAATTTTCTTCACCTTGTATTATATTCCCCGTAACCTCGCCTAATTTGTCAAAAGCCTCAGCCAACTCATCGAAATACAGAACTGCAAAAGCAAAAATCACTTAACCACCCATGCCAGCAACAATAATAGTTTCTTGATAAGGAATCAACATTCGTTTTACTTCTTCATCTAGTTTTTGCACCTTAGCATTCAAATCAATGTTGTTAGTGCCTTCGGGGAATAAAACAGTATAATCATCAGTCATCAATATATCCATTGCTACTAATTTGATACATGCCTCTTTTACTGTTTTATCCAAATACCTTTCACCATATATGTAAGATACTTTTATCGAGTGATTTTCATAAAACGGATATTGGTTATTGAACATGATAGCACCGTGATCTTCCATACTCCACCAGTCCTTTTGCCTGTCCTCATCTATAACATCGGTTTTCAAGCGGTCTTGCTTTACCACATCGTTAGTTGCTAAATTAGAATTAAAGTTGGGCGTTATCTCAGTAACCACATTTATTCTATTGCTAGTTCCTTTGGTGCATAGGGCAACATAAGTAACTCCACCCTTTGTATAATATACCAAACCATGTTTTTCTAAGAAATTTTTATTATCTTCTACTTCAAAATAACCCGACCCGCCTAGATTAGAAGTATCAGTAACTTTGGAGTTAGTATCATGATGTAAAGCGGTAGTGAATGCTTCAGGATTACTAAATGCAAATGTAGAGTTTTCACCTTCTTCAGTAGAACGCATAGAAGATAGCAGAATAACTCCATCTCCTTCATCACTGTTTGCAGTAGCCAAAAACTCATCATCCACATTCAATTGCTTAGATAACTCTTGTAATGTGCCGATAGCAACATCCTCCCTTCCAGTAGCAGGGTCTTTATTTATCAAATTAGCAATGTTTTGAGCAGTTGTTTTGTTTCCAAAATCCCCATCCCATGTGCTTGCTGTTTTACCTCTCGACAATGTAGCAACATGAGCAACGCCAGGACATAGGAATATGTTAGATTGAGCAGTTATTTTGTTTGAATCTACCGTCATTTGAACAATAGATGATGCTAACTCTCTATACTTATCTCCCTGCCAAATACTGAGTCTTAGAACTCTTTGAACAGAACTGTGTCTAAGATAAACTGCACCTACATAATCTGTATAATATCTTCTACGGTATGGCTTAAACGTGGTAAAGTTTTGATACTCATCTGCAACTATTCTTGGCCTCCACGCCATTCTACATATTGTATCAATATAATCTTGCTTTTTACGGATTAGTTCTTCTACATGCGCTTTAGTCAAACCACGTTCTTTACTGTTGGTAAATGCACTGTTGATTTGGATTTGAGCGTTTGCTGCGGTAGTAAAAGTTTCATTAGGATTATCTTTACTAGCAACTACGATATTGACATTCCCCGACCCTCCACTTTCAGCACTTAAGACTGAATATGTTTTACCTAGAGCATCATTGTCATCATATACTGTAATGCTTATTCCAGTATCTATTTTCCACCTTCTATAATTAGCACCAGATATTGGCAGATTGATATGGTCTGCGTTATTAGAATTATTTGTAGAGTCACCTGCTAAAGCAATAGGATCGGGTAATGGTAGTTGTAGGAAATTTGCCACATCATCAGTTGTGCAATACACCAACTCTTCGGGAAACAACGGCGCACTTGGCCTATGTCCTGGGTTGAAGATTTGTGGCATTCATATTCCTCCCTCACATTCTGCGGATTCTTGGCATTACGCCCCTTCTCATGTATTTACGTGCAGTTCTACGGGTAGGACATCTTGCATATCCCATTTGTGGGGTAGGACACGCTTCAAACTCACCTTGGCATATAGGACAATCTGCAAATTTTTCTATCATTTCATCTAGTGCTACTTTAAACGCTATTGCACTCATTGATGATGCCCTCCTAAATTATAATACATTTGTTCTCCACAAACCGCACATCTTGGAGTCCAACAAAAATGTAACAGACCGCAAGCGGCGCAGCGTGTTCCTGAACCGATGTTTTGTATATCCTGTATTTCACTCTTAGACACTTTTACTCGTCTATCCTGTGCGTTAGCCATATTCTTACGACTAAATGGAGATTCACTATCTTTGATTTTGTTTTGATTAGAAACCAATTCAAACATGCGCTTGCTGCGCCTTTTGTTTATCTCTATTGACGATTCTAAATCTATCTCGCCTAGTTCTAATCGCTGCAAGGGTTTTACCCCCTATCAAGACCTGCTTCCAATTGCCATCCATCTTCCGGCAGTTCCGGCAGTTGCTTGGTCTACTTTGCCTACTGGACTTGAACCTGATACATCTACTGCCGAAGCGACTCCGGCAGTTGGGAAACTTGAATTGGTTGGAGTCACTACAAAAGAGAAAACAGTTCCTAAGTTATCTAAAGGTATATTGAAATCACCGGATGCACCTGAGTATGTTCCACTCATTACATATAGTGTTCCAAAAACATTCGGTCTATCATTCGTTATAGTTGCCATATTTAATCCTCATTATGTGTTCTTATTTAATATTCACCTAACCAGTTGGTTATTCTGTATAGATTGTTATCTTTACATTTCCTCCATCTGCACCAACCGGACTAGAACCAACCAGTGCAAATAAGAATGTTATATCTCCAGTAACTAATCCATTCCACGATGTTTTGCCAATAGCAACAGACCCACCTTCGGTTGATAATTCTGTTCCACCTAGATTATCGCCAGATGTATTGTAAAATGCTGGATAAACGCCTCTATCTTGAACATCCGAACCAGGAGTTACATCTAAAACTTTGAACCCAAGACCACCCAAACCAAAGTTTTCTATGGGTGTATGATATGGAATTTGCGACCCCCCAGTTGTTGTAACATCAGACATCATAGTGAACATTCCTTTTCCACTACCGCTATCTAAAGGCAATATGCCACTATAATCAACAACAATTTGAGTTACTTTGCCATTGAGATTTATACGCCCCATATACATTGGCCCTGTTAATTCGCATGTTACTGTATGCCGATTACATCTTGCTCTACTGAGATAGAAGTTGCCGTCGCTGATGTCGGTTGTCATCACAAAACACTCCTTACTCACTTAGCATTTCTACAAGTTCCGCCTTTTTTGTGGTGTTCTTTACTGTAAAGCCACGCTCTTTCGCTATCGCCATAAGTTGGAATCTAGTCATTGAAGCATAATCCACATCTGTTGATTCCTCAACTGGATCTTCTGCAACAGGCTCAGATACTGTTTCTTCTACAACGGCTTTCATAGCCTTTGATTTAGTTTCAGTATCATCAACAATAATCCATGCTTTAGAACCGCCTATCTCAATTTGTGGGCGTATATGCCTTTCTACATAATCAGTAGGTAATTCCTTAACCATGTTTCTGGAGAATCCCTGCCTGACACCTTCAACGGTTATTTCGCAGTAAGACCTAGCCCCAGTATATCGGACTTTGACTCCCAATCAAAAGCCTCCTTACTCGGCTCTTCGGTGATACATCAATACAACTCTATATTTGTCTGCTGCTTGCATTTGAGCATCAGCAGCAAATTTAATCATAGTAGGGGTGTGGTCGCCCTCAGCCATTCTACCTGCTGCTGTGGTGAAGTTGTAATGACCTAGAACTGCTATAAGTTCAAAGTCCTCAGTTACTCCATCAGCAAGTTTGTTAGAAATTAGCGGGTTTGTTGCTACTGTTAAATCATAATTTGTTGCTTGGTTGCTTGCAGTGCAAGTAATCTCCAAAATCGCTAGATTAGCGGTTGTAGTAGGATTACCTGAGCCGATTGGTGCTTGAAGCCATGATGTGTCGCCAGCGTTAAGAACAGTTGGGTTGTTTGAAGCCCCGCTTTGACTTAACTTGGTTATTCCACCTTGACCCGCCCAAAGCGGGGTATCTAAAATCAATCTTACACTATCTATATTTGCGTTTGCCATAATATTCACTTCCTTATTTTATTTCCTCTATTTTCCTCAAGCACTCAAATCTCTTACTTTACCGTGTGCGCCGTAGAACAGTTGCCATAGTTCGCCCATTGTGTGGAATAGACCAACTTGACCTAGCCTGTTGATACCAAATGGATCGCCAGTTTCAATACCAGATTCGTGATAGAGAGTAGGTTTAGCAGTGCAGAAGTATGTGTAGTCTGTATCAATCATGTAGATTCTTGAAATTCCACCAGTGTCCTCTACTACATCTTTAGCAGGGATAATTGGAACACCGTTGTAAGTTGCTACAACAAAGCCGCCTTCCATACCAGGGATTCCTTGAACACCATTTACAGATGGAGTAACTCTCTTCATCTCGGTAAATCTTTGTTGAGGCTGGAGAAGTTGTTGTATCTTTTCAATAGTGTCATATCCAGTTAGAATAATCTTTGGCTGACCACCACGTTCCCATACTTGTCTAAACATTCCATCTAGGATGTTCAAGGTTAGAGAACGGTTAGCAGCAGCAGCGTCTACATTTGCATCATACCATTGCCTTACTGAACCTGGAGTCCTTGTAATTGAGTATTGGTTGTGGTCAGTAGTAGCAGATACAGCAGATATACCAGTAGTCTCATCGAATGAAGAGGATGTTGCCCTGTCAATTGATTCAAAGTTGTTATGTGCTGGTGTATCTACATCTCTTAGTAGCATCTTGTTAATTGATTCTGCGTGAGATTTTGACATTTCCATCTTGATAACTGCTCTTGCATCACCTAGTCCGTCATCTTTGTCAGCAAGGAACATTGCAGTTTCGCTCAAATCGAACTTACTAGCAACAGTCTTTGGTTTTGTGCTGACTTCTTCAAATGTCGGCTTGGTGGAATCTGGTAGGATACCATTCTCTGGTAGACCGACAGCCTCATCTGGTCTGCCAGTCACAACACGCCATCCACTCTTTTCCCAAGGTTTCTTTGGCAAGATAGAGAAAGCGTTGAATTCTTGATTCAACTGTGACCATACCTTTCTACCAAAAATCGCTTGATAAGTTCCTGTTGTGCTGCTCATAAGTGGAGAGTCCGACTTTAGTAAGTCAGCACCACTGTATGCCCATGCGTTCTGCCCTGCACCTGCACCGTAATACAGGCGTTCCATATCTTCAATTGTTCGTATATATCCTTGTGTCATCTTTAATCACCATTATTTATTTTGTTAGAATCACTCGCCTCTCAATGCTCTTTGAGCCAATGCTTCGGCTGCTTTCCAACCTTCTAAATCGTTACCCATTTGGGCAAACTCATCATGTGTTGGAACTCGGATTTGTGTTGATGGCATAGATGGGGAGTTGTCACTCTTGCTAATGTCTGCTGCACCACTCTTTAGAGATTCAATCTCAGTTCTTAGTGCATTTAGTTGTAGCCCAACATCATTTTGCTTTCTAACTTCTAGTGCCTCGGCAGTTTCAGCATCATATCTTTGCTTCCACTCTTTCTCTACTAGACCCTTCAATGCTTCTTCATCTCTCAAAGCAGCGTAGGTTCTGTAACCTTTTTCAAGAGTTTCAGGAGTTAGTTGCTTGATTACATTAGCGTTACCGCTTGGTGCATTCATACCCATGCTTGGAACGCTAGGAGATTTGATTACATATTGATTGCCGCTTGGAGATGGTAATGCTGGATATGCAGGTTCAGTAGCATCTTCACCCGATCCAATCTCATCACCTTGGCCTCTATGAGAGTAACCGCCTTGTCCTTGCTCTAGCATGTAGGCTTTTTCTAGTCCAAAGTGGTCACGAACCGCATTTAGGTCTACGCCGGAGTCATGAGCAAATTTTTCAAGAGTTTCAATGTAAGCAAGGGCATCTTCTTCACCCTTCTTCATCTCTTTCATCTCTTTCATCTCTTTGTCCTCTTTGTCCTCAGCATACATTTTATCGCCTTTCATATCGCCTTTCATCTCTTTGTCCTCTTTGTATTGCTTATCGTCGCCTTTTGTCAATTCACTTAGAACATTGTTCAAGCCGTCTTTTATTTCTTTCAACATTTCACTATTTGTCATATCTGTTTCACCTTCCATTTTCAGTATTGTATAGGTTGATTCGGGGTTGATTCCTTTCTTACACAATGTAATTTCGTGCAACTCTAAATCAGTTATCTCCCTGTGGCTGCCAAGTTCAGGAGTAGTTTTACTTACTCTAAACAAGGCTTGACCGCCAATGGAGAATGCTCGCAGGTCGCCGTTGCGAATCTGCTTTTGAACCTCACGTGCTTTTTGTATGTCATTTCTAATCTTACATACAACAAACAGGCCGTGTTCATCTACTTCGGATTTCCACACTCGGCCTTGTGAGTCCGTGTGGTTATCTACTACCTCTCCGACTTGAATACCGGAGTGAGCAAGTTGAACATTTCTAAATGCCTTATTGCCCATGAATTTTCCAAATGCTTTCTTCAAAGCACCTACTGGGATTCTATCCCCCTGCTTATCTACCATGTCTACTGAAGCATATCCAGCAACATATAACTCACCATTAGCGGCTGATGACTTGAGTAAAAAGTCCGAACCTTCAGCACTCCAAGTTGCTGATTTAGATTCCAATACGGTTGTCATCAAACCGACTAATGAAATGTAATACTATATGAACGGTTTGGTATCTAAAACTCTTCGGCTTCCGACCTATCGGTAGCCTCAACTTCCTCTTCGTCTGCCATTTGTTGCTTTGTTTTTTGCGGCATTCTTAGAGTTGCCCTACCATCTTCAATATCTAATGTAACATCTTCATCATCAGTATTCTTTACCTTTAAGTGCATCATAGGTATTTTGTCTGTTGTTTCATTAATTCTAGGGTCATAGAAAGTGGTTGCAGAATCATCTAACAATTTTGTAGGACCTCTAGGTGCAGTAATATCTCCCTCTAAACCAGGATATGCACCACCATCTGGAGATATGCGATTCATACGGGGAAACATATTTTCTATTATATCATCATCTATCGCTTCATTTACAGTCCACGCTTTACCATCGGGTGTTTTTTCTATACCGTATTCTCCATGATACATATCAAGCATCTTTGTTGTCAAATGCTTAACATTCTTTAGTAGTTGCTTAGTCGTTTTTGCAGTATCATCACTCATAATGTATCTTCTAACACCTGCCATGACCTTTGGAACGCTATCTCCTTTTTCATCCTCACCTATTATAGACGGGGCTTTCAATGTAGTTTCCTTTTCTATTTTTAATTTCCTTGGCCTCTTTCTTTTTGGAGTGGAATGGATTGGTGAAGATACATCACCGGACATGACAGCCTCTTTCATTAGATTTACAGCAATAGACCCCCAAAGTGGTATATCTCTTATGGCTTTTTCAAACAAAACCTCATTACCTTCTAACTTTGATAACTCGAATTGATTATTAGAGAATGTTCCTTTAACGATAACCGGATCGTATATTGAAGGATAACAAAGCGTAATTTGATTTGACTTTACAATCAATTCAGGCATTGGAGGATAAAACGCCTTTGCTATTGTTTCTTTAGCATAGGTAATCCATTTTGGATGAACCTCTTTTTCTTTCATAAAAGTAGAAAGAGCGTCACGGACAAAGAGTTCTTCATCGTCAAAATTCTGTATTGCTTTACCTAAACCGTCTGCATCAGTTGATACGCAATTATTAGGCATAGGGAAATTAATATTCTCAGTAGAGTCATACAATGTTCTTAGGGCATTGACTCTATCTTCTAAAGGCTCTTGGTGCAAGTCTGTTCCTTTGTGAACTAACAAATCTACAACAGATAATTTATCTCCATCTAAGTAAGCATCAAAAATAAAGTCCCCATTTATTTCACGCAAATCTTTCTTTATTGCTGAGGGTAAATTAGAATTCTTTAGGCTATTGCCCTGTTTTTCTATGAACATTCTTTTGCCCATAGGTTTCTTTTGCACTATCCAATTACCAGAAAAACCTCTTAATTTTTCCATATCCTCTAACTTATGTATTGTATATGCAGGGATTATTTTTGTTTTGAAAACTCCAGTAGCCTCATAATCATCTTTTGCAGATTTTGTCAAAGAGCCAGTAGCAATAGGGGATAATCCCATGCTATTCAAAGCACTAAGGGCAAATATATCATTTTGTTTTGGTTGAACATTTGTATCTAACAAAGAGGGCAATATGTTTCTAATTTTATTTTCATGAACAGTTCTTTGCATAATGGTAAATGGTTCTTCAGCAAGACCAAAAGAAACTCCTTCCCCCCTTGAATCATGTTTCCAAGTCAATGTTGCTGGCATCTCATGACCCCATAAGTGAGTGTTGCCAGTATTATAGACTGGTGGAGAGGTAGCATGAGAGCCAGGTATAACAGGACCTATGTTTCTTAATTCCTCACTAGGCATACCTA